GCTGAAAATGGTTGGTTAGGAATAAGAGATAAACAAACACAATACGAATTATCTTTATATGAAGAAGTTAAACCTAATGTTTTCCAAGCTCCAGAATATAGTCATGATGACTGTGTTACGAGTTTACTTTGGGCTTTATTTTTCATAACGACTGAATTTTTTGATGGTAAGAGTTTAGATGTGAAGAATATTGATGATAAATTTAAGATTGATAATCAATGGGATAATGATGCACCTGTTGTTTTCACTGATCAAGATTATTATGCAATGGATACTGATGAAGAAAACGAATTTTATTAATTTATAAATATAAGGAAAAGATAATTAAATATTTATAGTTTAATATATAGGAGTTTAGAATGGCTGGAAAGAAAAATAGTACACCTAATGTTATTGATAGAGAAATAAATTTATCTGAAGTAACTAATCCTCTTGGAACATCAACTGGAGCAATTGTTGGTTGCTTTCCAAAAGGACCGATAAATAGACCTGTATTAGTAACAAATGATAAAGATTTTATTGAGAATTTTGGTCAACCTGTTGTTTCGGGTTCTTCGTTAGTTTATGGATATTCAGCGCATGCTGCTTTGGAATATTTGAATGAATCTGGTTCGTTATATGTTGTTAGAACTGCAAATCCTTCTCAAGATTATTTCTCAAGAGTTGGGATTGAAAGTGATTGTTCTTCATATACAATTCAAACAATTGGCGCTTCGGCGGGACCTTTACCAGATACATTAGATTCTATTTATGCAATAGATAATGCTGTTTTATCTGGCGCAAATATGGTAATTGCGGCTAATTCTCCGGGTGATTGGGGAAATAATTTGGCAGTTTCAATAGAGACTTTATCTTCTGCTTCTGATTGGTTTTTCTCTTATGATGATATTCCAGTTGGTTATGAAACGAGTGCTATTCCAAGTTCAGGAATGTCAATAGCAAGTAAAGTATTTAAATTAAGTGTTTTCAAAAAGGAATCTTCTGAAACTTGGGAATCGTTCACTCAAACAAAAGATGGAACGAGTGCACTTTCAATTAATCCAGTTGAGACATTTTATGGAACTCTTGAATCTATGACTGATGGAAATAATACTCAATTATTCATTAAAGATGTTGTAAATGGAGTTTCAAAATATATTTATGTTGATGTAAATAATAATTATTCTGATTTTTCTTTAGGAAACAATCCTTATGCTATTACAAGTGCAGGGGAAATATTAGGAATTCAGGATTCAAAATTACTTAGGTTGTCTGGTGGTGCTCAAGTAGCAAAAACAGGTTTAGGTTCTTATTCAACCGCATGGGAATACTTTAGAGATAAAGAATTATATAATATAGGTGTAGTTATTGTTCCTGATCCAACTACTTCAGTTAAACAATTAGTTTGTCAAAATTTAGTTGGATATAGAAAAGATTGTTTAATGGTAACACAGTCTGGAACAATAAATGATATTACGGTTCAATCCGTTTTAAATGCTGAAAAATACGGTTATACTGAGCCTACCTATGTTGCTCTTTATGCTGGATGGGATAAGGTTTATGATAAGTATAATTCGAAATATATCTATTTACCAGAGTGTATATTTGCTGCTGCTGTTATTGCCAGAACTGAAGCAAATGCAAATGTGTTTGATGCACCTGCAGGATTAGAAAGAGGAATACTTTCAGTAGTTGGTAAAAATGTAGTTTGGAATGAAGATCAAATCGGTCAATTGTATGATAGAAATATTAATACTACAAGATTTTTTAATGGAGCTGGATTTGTTATTTGGGGTCAGAAAACTGCAAGTCTTAAAGCGAGTGCATTAGATAGAATTAACGTAAGAAGATTATTGATTTACATAAGAAAATCAATTTCACGTTCTTTAATGTCTTATGTGTTAAATGTAAACAATAATGCAAGAACAAGATTGAGAATTTGGAATAATGTTGATTCATTTTTATCTGTTATTAAAAGTCAGGGTGGGTTGTATAATTATGAAGTAGTTTGTAATGAAACGAATAATACTTCTCAGGTAAATGATAATAATGAGTTAAATGTTGATATTTATGTTCAACCTGCTAAGACTGTTGAATATTTATATTTTACTACTGTTGTTACAAGAACTGGAGTAAATTTTAGTGAAGTGAGAATTAGATAAAAGTATAGTTAATTAAATTTTTGAAACGTGACTGTAATTTATTACAGTCACGTTTTTTATTTGTACTTGACAATTATATTTGTAAATTATATATTAACATTAGAATTATTATATTTTATCAAGTAAATAAAGGTTACATATTTATGGAAATGAAAAAATGTTTATTATGTGGTTGTGAATTTTTTAAAAATCAATTTGGTCTTCATTTAAAAAATATTCATAACATGTCTAAACAAGAATATTATGATATTTTTTTAAAAAAAGATGATGGAAAATGTGTTATTTGTAAAAAAGAAACTAAATTTATTTCTTTAGAAAAAGGATATAAACAATTTTGTTCAAGAACTTGTATTTATGAATGGGAAAAAATTCATTTTGATGAATTATCTGAAGAAAGAAAAAATAATATTTTGATGAAAGGTTTAAAAATTTCAAATGCTAAAAAAAATAAAACAGAAGAAGAAAAAGAAAAAATAAAACAAAAAGTTAAACAAACTAAATTAGAAAGATATGGAGATGAAAATTATATTAATTTGGAATTAATGAGAAAAACTAAATTAGAAAGATATGGAAACGCTAATTTCAATAATATTGAAAAAAATAAACAAACTAAATTAGAAAGATATGGAAACGCTAATTTCAATAATATACCACAAAGAAAAAAAACATGTTTTGAAAAATATGGTTTTGAACATACATTACAATTAAAAACTATACGTGAATCGATAAGAAAAACTAAATTAGAAAAATATGGGGATGAAAATTATAACGGAGATATTAATAAAAGGAAAGAAAAAAATATACAAAAATATGGTGTTGATAATTATGCGAAAACTGAAGAATTTAAAGAAAAAATAAGGGAACAAAAAAGAGACATTAAAATTTTTCATTTTAAAAAAATTGAAGAAGAACAAAAATTAAAATTGATAAGTTTTAATAATTTTCATGATTGTGATTTTTTGTGTTTGAATTGTAATAATGAATTTAATATTTCAAATCAAATGATTTATTTAAAGAATAAAAAAGATCGAAAATTATGTCCAAATTGCTATCCTTATGTTGGAGAAAAATTTTCAAAAGATGAAAAAAATATTTTAAATTTTATTTCAGATAATTTTAATGGTATTATTTTAAGTAATAATACAAATATATTGGGAAAAATGGAGCTTGATATATATTTGCCTGATATAAAATTAGCTTTTGAATTTAATGGTATTTATTGGCATAATGAATTATATGTTCCTTTATATTATCATAGACATAAAACTGATTTATGTGAAAAACAAGGAATTCATTTGATTCATATTTATGAAGATGATTGGTGTTTTAAACAAGATATAGTAAAATCAAGAATCTTAAATTTATTAGGAAAATCGAATAAGATTTATGCCCGAAATTGTCAAATTAAAGAAATTTCTTTTAAAGATACTAAGCAATTTCTTATTGATAATCACATTCAAGGATTTTGTGTATCAAAAATAAATTTAGGTTTGTATTATGAAGATGAATTAGTATCTTTAATGACTTTTGGTAAATTAAGAAAAAATCTTGGTTATAAAAATTCAAATGACAATCAATTTGAATTACTTCGTTTTTGTAATAAATTAAATACAACAGTTGTTGGTGGGGCAAATAAACTATTTTCTTATTTTATAAATACTAATAAAGTAAATAAAGTTATTTCTTATGCTGATAGATCGTGGACAATGAATAATGGGAATACTTTGTATGATAAACTTGGATTTAAATTAGATAAGATTACACAACCAAATTATTCATATGTTATAAATAATAGAAAAGAAAATCGTTTTAATTTTAGAAAAAACATTTTAGTAAAGCAAGGGTTTGATGAAAATAAATCAGAACATCAAATTATGTTAGAAAGAAATATATTTAGAATTTATGATTCTGGACAATTAAAGTTTGTTTGGGATAAAGAGGAGAAATAAAATGCCTAATTTTCATATTGAAGGAAGAATGAAAGGAGCTTCGGACATATTAAGAAATTATAATTTCGAATTATTGATTCCTGATATTTCTAATATTGTTACTACAATAACAAATGATGAACCTTTAATCATAAGAGCAAAAACTGCTGCCATCCCTGATAGATCAAATACTCCTATTGAGAGTTATTTTGCCGGAATGGTACAATATTTTCCAGGTCGAGTCACTTTTGGCTCAACATTAAACGTTGAATTTGAAGAAGGTGAGGATTTAACAATTACAAAAACATTATATGAGTGGCAGAATAGAATTTTTAACATAAATGAAAATGATGAGGATACTGGTCATGCTTTAGCTGAAAGTAAAAGGAATGGACAAACCACAAACATTTATGTAAAAATGTTTAAATATAATGGACAAGCAGTAGATAATATGATTAAATGTGTAAATGCTTGGCCGACATCTATTAGTGAATCACCACTTGATATGAGAGGTTCTGAAGCAATTTTCAGATCTGTTGTTTTTCAATTTGATTATTGGGATTTGGTAAAGGTATAAAATGCCTAATTTTCATATTGAAGGAAGAAATAACCGATCAGAGATTCTGCGCTCATTCATGTGGGAAGTTGATTTGATTGGTGGATCAAATCAAGTAGGAATTGAAGATATAAATTTAAGAGTAAAGAATATTTCTTTACCTTCAAGAAGTATTGAACCTATAGATACTTGGTTTTATGGATTTAAACAATCAATTCCTGGTCGAACAACTTTTTCAAATCAGATAAATTTATCTTTAGAGGAAAACGAAGATCAGGATATTTTGAAATCTATATATGATTGGTTGGAAAAGATACAAGGTGTTGATCCTTTAGATTTATTTGCAACATTGAGTTCGGTAAAGAGATATACAAAGAATATGATTATTAAATTGTTAAAATTTAATGGTCAACCCACAAAGTATTTTATTGAATTGAAGAATGTTTATCCTTTATCTATAAATGAACTTAATTTAGATTTTAATAGTAATGATGCGATTAGATTTGATGTTAGTTTTAATTATGATTATTGGAGACTAATTAAGAATTAATTTTTCTTCTTTATTGATAAATACAAATAAAAGGAGGAAAATTTTAGATGCCAATTGGTGTAAATAATCTTGAACTTTTAGGTTTTTATTCAAACTTAGAAATATTCAAGACAATTCAGAAAAATTATAAATTTTTTGTTACATTTTGGGATGATGAGTTAATTACTTCAAAGGTTGATCCAGAAACTGGAGCAATGCCTGTAATTTATCATTGGCATGTAAAAAATATAACTATTCCTCAATATACTTTTTCGAAAGAAGTAGTTAAATACGGTCCTATTGCTAAATGTTATCCAGTAATGGAAGATTTTAATGGATTTGACATTGATATAGAATTTGAGGAAGATGAACATGGAACTATTGCTTATTTTATAAATTATCTTCAAAGAAAAATTATAAGACAAGATGGGACATATAGAAGTCAATTACAAAATAGAATAGATAATTTAGTAGTTTTAACAGAAGATGAACAAGGTTTGCCGATTAATATGTTTTGGTACAAGAATGTATTTTTTCAAAATGTAAGTTCTAATACTTTAGATTATTCTGGAAATGATTCTGTTAAATATACAATTACGTTTGGAGCTGATTTGGTAAAATTTCTTCCAATTAAAGCATTAGCAAAGGCAAAGATAAAAACTGAAATAATGGGAAATATATTGGGATTGTAAGAGGTGAAATTATGATTGTAACTGAAGGAATATTAACTAAGAGTGTTAGTAATGTTAAAGAAGCAATGAGAAGAATGGTTCGAAGGAAGAATAAAAGAATGCGAGAGCTTAAAAAAAGAAGAGAAGAGCTTGAAAAACAAAAAAGAAAAATTGATCGACAAAATAGAAAGCGTGAACGTGAAGCTGAAGAAAGAAGAGATGAAAATGAAAGAAAAATTGATCGACAAAATAGAAAGCGTGAACGTGAAGCTGAAGAAAGAAGAGATGAAAATGAAAGAAAAATTGAAAAGAAAAAGAAATTTGTGGAACCCGAAGATGAAAATAAACATTTAACATCTAAAGAACTACATCAAAAAATAAGAGAAAAGAATTTAGAAAGAGGGGCTGATGAATTTGATAAAAAACATAAAATAAGTCAATCATTAGCGTATTGGGCTGAACATGGAAAAAAGTATAAGGAATATTATAAAAAGAAAGAAGAAGAAAGAAGAAAGAAAATTGAATCCGAACCATCATATAAATCTCCTTTTGAGGGAATAGATAGAAGGAAAGAACAACTTGAAAAAGCTAAAAAAGAACAAGAAGAAAAAGCTGCAAATGAAAAGAAAAGACAAGAAATTATTAGACAACTTGATAGCTATGAACAAAAGAAACGTGATGAAGAAAAAAAGAAAGAAGGAAATAAAGTAAGTAAACCTTTCAAATATCCTTACGAGTATCAAGGAATAGATAGAAGAAAAGAACAAGAAGAAAAAGCTAAAAAAGAA